CACCCCCAAACACCCCGCCAAGGTAGCTCTTGAAGCCGCCACCGCCCGCGCTGCCGCCTCCCGTTGCGCCCTTGGGGGCAAACTGCCCGCCGGTGGCGTTGGGTGACCCCGCGGGCCAGCGGTTCCAGAAGCCCTTCTGCAGGGACTCCTCAACCGCCGCCTTGATTGCGGACCGCAACGCGTCGAGCGCTGCACGGGCTTCGGATGCTTCGCGGGTCTCCACGTCAGCAGTCCTTCATGTTCTTGCTGCCGTCCCGCTTCCGCGACGTTGCCAGCGCATAACCGGTCTTGCGCCCGGGCTTCTTCATCTCGGGCGACGGTACATGGACATCTCCAGCATCTGGCGACGCCTTCTCGACGCGGTTGACGATGCCCTGCGCCCAGTCCCGTCCCGCGTTGCCACCCCACAGGAGCCACGCAATCGTTCCGGCAGTTGGCCCGCCGTCAGACTCCTTCTCGTCAGGGCGGTAGTTCTTCGCGTGCCGCGAGAAGAATGCGTGCATCCGTTTCACGGTCTGCAGCGAGATCGCGTCGCCGTTCTTGAGGTTCACGGCACGCTGCACGCCGGAGCCGATGCCCTGTTCCGAAGCCTGTGCATTTGACAGCCCACCGCGGCCCCACTTCTCGCGGAGCTTGAGACCACGCGCTGCGGCGCTCTGCACGCCCTCTGGCGGCGAGAACGTCTGGTCCGCTTTATTTAATCGTTCGAGAACTGCGCTGGCCCGCACGCTCAAATCGGCGATGCGAGAGGCGAGTTCTGATACCCTTTGGTTGTCCATAGAGTGGCTCCGTCAAAGATGCAGCGGCTGACTGACTACGACATCTACAAAGAACTCATCACGCTCGCTGATCGGCTAGACGCGATGGCGGACAAGTCGTTGTCGCTGCGGTCGCGTTCGGCGCTTAAAACGGCGTCGGAGATGTGTCGCAAGTTAGCTTCTGCGTTTTTCAAGGCGAGTTTTTAGAGCTTCCACCGGCAAGTTCTTTGAGCCGGTTATCGATGTGAATCTTCATGTCGTCGAGCGCAACCTTGTAGCGCAGCGGCGTTGACCGACCGCTATTTCGTGCGGCGAGATCACGCGACTGCTCATTCACCTTCAGGCTGCTCCGCATCTGCTGCAGACGGGCAGGGTTATTGATTGTTGCGGGGTTGGTGTAGCCCAGCAGCTTGGACGCCTGTGCAGCGTCGTAATGCGTCGCCCGCCGCGCTGCCCCACCGCCCTTGGGCTTGCGCCCCTCGTTCGCAATACCGTCGCCGTCGCCGTCGCCCGGGACACGCTTGCCAATGATCTCGTCGAGCTTCGCGTGTAGCTTGTTGAGTCTGTCTCGTATGTTTGTCATGGTCGGTATCCTCAATGGGTCGCTGCGTGTACCTCTGCGCCACGGAATTGGCAACGGCTACTCCGCGAGTTGAGACGGCTCGTACTGGCGGTACACGACCGTGCAACGACAGTTCGGGTGAATCGGCGGCAACGACACGGGGCCGTCCGGGGTGAGGAACGGCTGCGCGTGCTTGACGCCCTTTTTGGGGTTCATGCCCGGAATCGGACCGCATATCTCGCAGAGCCGCTCGTCGCGAGCCACCACCCACTGCTTCCGGGTTAGCTCTTCCTTGACGACGCCTTTCTCCAACGCCTGCTGCCACGCGTCTTGGATGCCGATGTTGTTGGTGCGCGTCGCCTCGGTCCGGGCAATGGTGCGGGACCGATAGGCGAGGTACTTCCGCTCATAAGCGGCGACCATCTTGTCGATCTGCGCCTGCGTCAGCGGCGTACCTTTCTCCATCGCCCGCTGCAGCTGCCCGTCGAAACGGAAGTCGCGCAGGCGACGGGCGTTGATCCCGTCCTTCGGCGTGCCGTCCGGGTTCAGCGCCAGCACCTGCGTGCCGTTGACGCGGCTGACCTTGTTGCCCAGTCCGAAGCTGCCAGCGGACCGCCGCTGGTGGAACGTCTGCAGCTCCTTGCGGTAGTTCTGGACCGCCTTGGCCTGCCGGTCGGTCAGCCCAATGATCCCCTTGACCTCCCGGGCGACCTCCTTGGGGTTGGCCCCCGCGGTCATCCCGTCCAGCAGGTACTGCCGGATGCCTTCCTTCGTCTGGTCGTTGATCTGCCGGATGAGGCCGAGGTTGTAGGTCTGCAGCCACGTGAGGAGGCGGGGGTTCAGCTGGTTGAAGGCGAACGTCGCGCCTTTAACGCTCAAGGCGATCTGGGCCGCGGTAGCCCCCCCAGCGGCGTACGCCCCGGCCTGTACGGCGGGCGTTATAGCCTCCAGCGGGGCAAGGGCGGCGGGCAAATCGAGGAGCCGCAGAACCTTGCCGATGTTGCCCTCCTGCAGGGCTTCGGCGATCAGGTCGACGTCAATGGCCTCTTTCTGGGCCGTCAGGGCGTCAAGGATGGCCTTGCCGAGGTTTGCCTCTAGCTTGAAGGCCAGAGCCTCAATTTCGGCCAGCCCGCCCGAACGTGCCTTAAGGACGACCGTCCGGGCAGGGCGGTAGTCGGGGGGCAGGGGGCGGCTGGCGCTCCCCCGAACATCCCCCAAAACCCGCCCCTGTGTGCCCTGTTTCGCCATCCTGTATCACTCCGGTGATAAATCCGCTTGACTCCCGGCCCCTACGGTTGCAAAGTATCACCACGGTGATACAAACGGGGTCGAGGCCAACACGGTGATGATACCCGGAACGTATCGCAGAAACCCAAAACGCACAACAGCAGGAGGAAGCCAGATGCACGGGTACAACGCAGAAACGATCAGCACGGACCTTGAGGTGGTAACCGCCGCGGTGCAGAGCCTCGGGTTCAGCCACATCAGCCCGGAGAGCCTTGAGGCGCTCGGCGACAACATGGACGGGCAACTGGATTCGGTGCGCCGCGCCTACCGCAACGTGATGGGCGGCTTCCGCGCCCTGCTAGCCCCGGTGGAGGCGTGAGCATGAGCCACCCCCGCAAGCACGAGGTCGAACGCGCTCGCCACGGGGGCGCGTACGACCGGGGCAGGGCCGACAGCTACTACCGCCGCCCACGCCGCCCTCACTACTTCAAGGGTGGCACATACATGAGCGAGGAGGTGCTGGAGCCGCAGATGACCCCAGCCGAACTCGCCGATTACCACAGCGGCTTTGACGACAACGAGGCCGACGGCTTCCACAAGTACCCGTTGAATGGAATCGAGGACTGGGCATGAGCATCCCAATCTGCATCGAGGAGGTGGGTCGCGACCGCTACGTGTTCAGCAAAGCGACCCGGACTTGCGCGATGGTGTGGCACACCCCGAACCACAGCGAGTGGTTCGTTCAAGAGTGCATAGATGACCTCGTCCGAGGCTGGGTGGAGGTGAAGACCACCCCCGAGATGTGGCGCACCGAGGTAGAGGCGATTGGTTACGCCTACCAGATAGTTCGCAACGCCGCCCAAGAGCGGCTCAACCCCAAGGAGGCTGTATGAACACCATGATCCGAGTCCTTGCCGGTACGTCCGGAACCTTCGCCTTCTGCGCCCTCCTTATCTGGGCGCTCCTCAACTGGGGGCTGAACTGCCAAACGTGGGACCAGAGGTTCTGGACCGAGTCCTCCTCCTGCATCCCGCCGAGCGAGTTCTTGCAGATGCTCGCCGACACCGCCCGGGCCGTCGCGCAGAAGGTGATGCCGTGACGGTCGCCATCGCCGACACCGAGAAGTACTGGACCCAACGCGCTCACCGGTTTCTGGTCGGCGCGACGATCAAGGAGGTCCGCTACATGAGCGAGGCCGAGGCCGAGGAGATGGGCTGGTACGGGCGACCGCTTGCCATCCTGCTCTCCGACGGCACGTGGCTCTTTGCCTCTGCCGACGACGAGGGGAACAACGGCGGGGCGCTCTTCACGACCAACCCCCACGAACAATGCTTCCCGGTGATCTGAATGAAAGACCACCCGTACCTGCCGTACTTCCTCTATCTCAACGACCTGCGCGAGTCCGGGCAGACGAATATGTTCGGCGCTCGCCCGTACCTGCAGGAGCGTTTTGGCATCGACGCCAAGGAAGCCTCAAAGGTGCTGACCGCTTGGATGGAGTGGTTCAGCAATAACCCGGAGAACCGCGACCTATGACCGCCGCCAAAGAGCGTGAGATGGAACGCGACGTCGAGCTTGCCTACGAGCGCAGCAACCTTGGGCCAGCGCGTATCAACGACGAAATGCTAGCGCGGCTGCTCGTCCGGGCTACGCGCAACAGCCTCAAGTACACCATGGAACAAGCTCTCGCCGAGATTCAGAAGGAGCGCCATCGTCATGCTGAACACCGCACGAAGACCACCGTTTCGCGTTGGCAGCCTCATCCGAAAAAAGGGTCGGAAAACCGTCCGCGTGGTCGAGCGGGTGTATCCGAGAGGACACACGCTGCACGGGATGGTGCGCCTAAACGAGCCGCTGGCTGACATGAAGCACTGGCTCTTCGAGGAAATCGAACTCGTCCGCTACTAGCGAGGTGCCTTATGCTGGAATGGTTACGACACTTGCTGCAGTCATGGCGTGAGCTGCGCTACTACGATCAGAACCGCGTCCCGCCCCCCAACGTCCGCTGCTCCCGCGGGCGTCGCTGCCAAGACGGCGACTACTGGTAGTCCCTAGCTCTTCGCCCTGCGCCGCTTGAAGGCGAGGTAGTCGGCAGCCTCAAACGGCTCCGCAAAGCACGCCACGTGGCCCGTCCCCCGAGCGCTTGGGTCTACGACCGCCACGATGCTATGCCCGTGGCCCTGTGCGCCGAAGCCAAGGCGCTCCGCATACGAGTCGATGGTCTTGTAGCCCCGCGCCCGTGCGAGCCAGTACAGGGTGCCGCGGTGGCTATGCTCGCCCCCGAATAGCGCCCAGTTGTGTTTGTGGCCCGCCACGTAGAGGTGGGCGTAGTCGCCCCACAGCGCCTCTTTCTGCGGCCCGTGGAGGGGGTTCCATTGGCTGTGCCCGGGGAAGTCGTGCGCCACGTGCAGCCGGAACTCGCCGCCGCCCGGGGACTCCAGCGTCACCTTCGCGCCCCAGTCCTCCATCGTCACGTGGTGGGGCTTAAACCGCTCCAGCGCGTCGACGCCGACTGGGCCGTTCCACAGATCGTGATTGCCGGTCACCCAGAGAAACCACGGCACGCCCGCGTCGTTCAGGAACCACTTCACCAGCTTCTTGGCGGTGCTTTCGGACGTATCGGTCTGCGACCACAGGTGAGCGAGGCGTCCACACCAATTGTTCGTCGTGTCGCCGACATTGACGCAGAACATCGCCTCCGTCTTTCGAGCGAGTTCGACGTGTGATCGAAGCGTCACCCAGTCGCAGCCGTTGTCGTCGATGTGCGGGTCGCCCCAAAACATGATCGCGTATGGACCGGCGACGGGAACCTTGAAGCGCCGCCACTTCTTCGCGGTCGCGTGTTCGACTCGGCGCGTGTAGCGGCGGCACATCGTGTCGATTAGCTCCTCGACCGGGATGTCGTCGTCTGGTAGCGCGGTCGCTGCCGGTACGCGGGGGCCAGCGGGCTTACTCTCGCCGCGGTTTGACCAAAAGTCGCCGCCGCTGTCTCGTCCCCATAGGCCGAGAAGCCTCGCCTTATAAGCGCGAGTCTTGAACTTCTCGACGGTCACGTTCAGCCGCTTCGGGGCATCCTCTGACGCACGGGAAACGTTCCCGTCGTGTTCCGCGAGAAGGTCAATAATTGGGATGTAGACGTGTTCTGCTAGTTTTGGTGTCGGCATACCGTGGGGGGGAGCCTCACGTT